TAATTTTACTACAAAATGTTTTGGATTGCAAGAAAAATCGAAAAAAGTGTCTTAAAATTCAAAATAGGTGCTTGACATATGAAGCACAGTGGAATAATATTAAGGTGTCTTAAAAAGAAACTTGGGGGGTGATAAAGTGAATAAATTAAAACTTGAGTCCATTATGAAGCTTAATGGAGACACAGGAACCTCTTTGGCGTTGTTTCTTGGAATTGCGAGAAGCACATTTTCTGCAAAACTAAATGAAACGAATGGTGCTGAATTTTCTCAGAAAGAGATTTTAGCGATCAAGGAGAAGTACAATTTAACAGCAGATGAAGTAGTAGGTATTTTTTTTGATCAAAAAGTGTCTTGTAAAGACACTGAGAAAAAAGAGGGGAGGGTGAAACATGAAAAATGACCTTGTAAAATTGAAAGGCAACGATGCTTTTACAGACAGTTTTGTTATTGCAAGCGGGACTGGAAATAAACACAAAAATGTAAAGGAACTAATCCAGAAGTATAAATCTGAACTGGATGACTTTGGGACTTTATCCGTTTTAAACGGAGAAAGTACAGGGGGTAGACCAGAAGAATTTTATCTTCTAAATGAGCAGCAGGCATCTTTTCTGATTACATTGTTGCGTAATACGAAACAGGTAGTTGCCTTCAAAAAAGAATTGGTACGCCAGTTTTATGAAATGCGCCGCTTCATCCTGCAGCGGCAGACAGAGGACTGGAAGGAAACCCGTAAGACGGGCAAACTGACCAGAAAAACGGAAACGGATACTTTGAAGCGGCTGGTGGAATATGCCTCTGCACAGGGTAGCAGTAATCCGAACCGTTTATATACGGTTTATTCCACTCTAGCCAATAAGGTCGCAGGGATTACAGACAGGGAAACCGCTACAGTATCCCAGCTGAATACCCTAAGCCTTGCAGAGAATATTATCCTGCACTGCATCGAAGCGGGTATTACCGAGGGTAAGCACTACAAAGAAATCTATGCAGACAGCAAGGCAAGGTTGGAGATGTTCAAAAATATCGCCTTTTTAGGTGTGGAAGAAGGGGAGGTGACTGCGGATGCAGCGGATGCGACTGATCAGTGAAGCGTATGAATACATAAAACAGCAGGATCCTGATACCTGTATTACGAAAACCGGATTCCGACGATTGATTAACGAAGGAAAGATTCCCGTCCTGCAAATCGGGAACAAAAAGGTTGTTAATCTGGATCATGTAGACCGCTTTTTCGCAGACGGTGAACGGGCTATTCAGGAATTGGCGGAGGTGGAAGCCAGAGGCAGGCTCCGGAAGGTGGTAGACCGGTAAGATGGAAAAAGAGCATAAAAAAAGACCCTTGCGAACGCCGACCAAAGCAAAAAGCAAGGGGTACCAGTGTGGGGGTACGGCTATATTATAGCTTGCATCCCTCCAGATAGTCAAGAATGGAGGAAATGAAATGAGTAAAATCACAGAGTTACTTGATGGATTAGAAGACATTGACCAGAAATGTGAAGAATTGGCCTCGCTCGCCTTTGTTACATGGAATTCCTTTTCAAATGGCAGATTTAGCATAGAAAGAGAAGACTATGAGCCTGTTCTTAGGGTTCTGATGGATCATGCGGTGCAGCTGGAAAAGGAACTTAAGGACATTATCAGTCGCATGTACGATAAGAAGAAAGGTGGTGCAGATGCATGAAATATCCGAATTTGACAAGCATAGTACACTGGCATTCTTATCACTGGACCACATTTGCGGATCATGCCGAAGTTACACGCGAATTGTTTGAAGCTGTTTTGGAAGGCAATGAAGAATTGACTGATGATGAATTTAGGAGGATTTCAAGGTTGGTTAACATTCCGGTGGGACTGTTGAAACAACCGGAAATGAAATATTTGTACAGGAGAAGGTTTCAGCATCATCAGAAAATTGTTGCTTTGGTAGAGCGGTTTAACATCATTTTGGAATTGCGAAATGAAATTGGAAAAGGTGATGATATAGATCTTAAATATACCTATCGACAAGTGGAAAGCCTTATCAATCACTTTGAAGAATTCAAATCTGTTTCTTATTGCCGTTACCTTGCTGTTTTGGCAAGTATCGAATGGAATGAGTGGCTTTATTGGAACATTGATAGAAAAAAGGTGAGAGGGTTGAAGAAATCGACTGCAAAAGCAGGATAAGAACAAATGGATAGCTATATAGCATGGAAATTCGCAGGCATATGCGGATTTCTGTAATAGATCTTTTCAGGAAGGAGAATGAGAAGTGATCGTTTCTGTAAAATACAAAAATGATAAAGGGGAATACGGCGGACGAGCCTATTCTTACTATGCAAAACTGGAGCGTCAGCCGCAGGTATGTGATCTGGTGCTGGCACCTGTGAAGGATGGAGAAGCGGAGGCAATGATTGTTGCGGTCGGCATCGATCCTGCAGAGGTGGCAGGTATTGAACTGAAAACTATCACAAAATTTGTAGATGCAGCGGCAGAGAATGTTAGTCTGGAGGATCTGGAACTGCCAGCGGCTACTAGGACAGAGGATGTATTGTCAATCGAAAATGCTATTATCCTGAAGCAGTTGCCCATCATCGAAGATCGTATGCGTGAGCTGGGCGAAAAAGTAGCGGAAAGAGTATCCCGCTCCGTTTCGCTGATCTGCACCGAGGATACATACAAAGATATTAAGAAAGAACGGGCGGAACTGAATAAAGAATTTGAAGCCTTGGAAGCACAACGTAAAGCAGTCAAATCCGCAATTCTTGCGCCTTATAGCAGATTCGAGGAAACCTATAAAGAGTGTGTGTCAGAGCCTTACAAAACTGCGGACAAGCAGCTGAAAGGGAAAATTGCAGAGGTAGAAAATGGTCTGAAACAGGCGAAAGAGCAGGAAGTCAAAGAGTACTTTTTGGAATACCGTTCTTCCAAAGGGTTGGGTTTCCCTGACTTTGCAGCGGCAGGCATCAAGGTTAATATGACCGATTCTGTGAAAAAACTGAAGGTACAGGTGAAGGGAATTCTTGACCGTATTACAGATGACATGATGGCAATCCGTAGTATGGAGTATGCGGATGAGATCCTTGTGGAATACAAACAGGATTATATTCTTGCATCTGCCATTGCCAGAGTGACGGCAAGACATAAGGCGATTGAAGCGGAAAAGGCGGCAGAAGCGGAAAGACTGGAAAAAGAGGCGGCTCGTCAGAGAACAGCGGAAGCGGTTCATAAGGTACAGCAGGAGGAAGCGGTAGCGCCTCCCACTGTGAGTGCACCTGCAGCAGTCGAAACGCCAACACCGGCAAAACGATACAGAACAGGGTTCTATGTCTATGGCACACTGGAAGATCTGAAGAAACTGAAAGCATTTTTAACTGAAGGAGGATATGAATATGAGCAGCTCTGATACAAAGAAACCTAAATTTTCTGTGGCAATCACTACACAGGGATACCAGAAACTCATCAATAATACTTTAGGTGACCCTCTGCGTGCGCAACGGTTTGTTGCCAGCATCACATCTGCGGTAGCGGTGAACCCCGCTCTGCAGGAGTGTGAAGCTCCAAGCATTCTGGCAGGGGCGTTGCTGGGTGAAAGCATGAACCTGCAGCCCTCTCCCCAGTTAGGACAGTATTATCTGGTACCCTTCAAGATGAAGGAGAAGCGTGATAGAAATGGTAATATCATTCAGCCTGCTTGTACCAAGGCGCAGTTTGTCTTGGGGTATAAGGGTTATATCCAGCTTGCACTGCGTACTGGACAGTACAGAAAACTGAATGTTATCGAAATCAAAGAAGGGGAACTGCTAGGCTTTGATTTCCTGAATGAAGAGATCCAGTGCCAGCCAATCACAGATTTTGCGGAAAGGGAAAATGCACCTACCATCGGCTATTATGCTATGTTTGAATACATGAACGGCTTCCGGAAAACTATGTACTGGACGAAGGAACAGATGATGAGCCATGCAGACAGATACAGCCCTGCATTCTCTGCAGAGGCATATCGCCGCCTGCAGGACGGTCAGATCCCTGAAAAGGATATGTGGAAGTATAGTTCCTTCTGGTATAAAAACTTTGATGATATGGCGAAAAAGACCCTGTTGCGTCAGATTATCAGCAAATGGGGCATCATGTCCACTGAACTTGTAATGGCACAGGAAAACGACCATAAATTCATGCAGAGCAGCGGAAAAGATATTGTCAGTGAAGAAATGGAAGAACCTGTATTTGATCAGAATTTCAGCACGCCCGCTGCGATTGCGGAAGCAGAGCCTGCAGCGGCAGAGAGCATGGAAGTGATCGATGCGGAAAACATCAATCTGGATGATCTGTAAGGAGTTGGTTTGCTATGGATTTTGACTATCAGATCATCCGAAGCGGCAGTAAGGGGAATGCTGTGATCCTGGGCGGCTCTGTGATGGTAGACTGTGGCGTGCCATGGAAAACTATCAAGGATACATACAAGAATATCGTTCTGGTACTGCTGACGCACATCCATGGAGATCATTTCAATCCTGTAACGATACATAGACTGGCGGCGGAGCGTCCTTTGCTCCGCTTTGCCTGTGGGCGTTGGCTTGTGATACCGCTGTTAAACTGCGGAGTGGAGGCACACAGGATTGACATTTTGGAAGCGGACAAAACCTATTGTTATCAGGGACTTTGTGAGGTGACACCTGTTTTGTTGGTACATGATGTAGAGAATATCGGTTTCAAGCTGCAGATGCAGGGGAAAAAGGTATTTTATGCTACAGATACGGCGAATTTAAACGGGATCACTGCGCCTGATTTTGACCTGTATTTGCTGGAGGCAAACTACGGAGAGGAAGAATTGCAGAAACGGATTTCTGAGAAGAAATGCAGCGGCGAATATGCCTATGAGCATCGTGTGCAGAAAACACATCTTTCTCTGGAACAGTGCAATGATTTTATTTATTCCAACATCGGGCCGAATGGGGAATATGTATATCTCCATCAGCATGAGTCGGTGAATGAAATAGGAGGGCGAACCATGTGAAGCAGAAATGGATCGGCACGATGGACAGGTTACCTACGGAAGAAGATGCAAATGAGGGCGGTTATGTGTTGGCAGTTTTTAG